GTGTTGTGAAACTCTCGTTTTGCAGTTCCTGTACAATGTCGGGAAGTTCATCGGGTATAACGGGAACCTCTACAACCTTTTCATTGTTGTTATAGCTGAATAGCATTTTTACTGATGTCATTTTGCACCTCCAATCAGAACTTTTTTCTTTCAGAAAAAAGTCGACTTCGTCGCCCGCATTACTCTCTTGCGGTTCACAAATAAAAAATCCCAACAACGGCATTTCTGCTGTCATTAGGATTTGAAAATTATTATTTAACTGCTCGATAAACTGGAATTTCCATTGCCAAAGCCTTCATAAACATAAGTTTTTCTAAAGAAATAATAAAACAGTTTTCTTCTTCAACGGCATTGGGTTTCAGATACTCATAATCAAAAGTGCATATCTGATTCCATATCTCGAAATTATATTCGCATGCCAATATCGCCATACAAATCTTTAACATTATTAGGATATATTTTGATTAATCTTGCATGGTATTCAGGACTAAGAGCTTGTTCTCTTAGACGATTAAGCAGTAAATGAGCATGATAAATATAAATCATGTTCTTTTCAGAAAGAGATCGATATTCAAAATCTTTAATATTAAAAGATTACAATATATACTCAGAACAGACATCATCACCTTCATTATTTGTGAAGATAAATGAAATTTCTGTTACGTCTGCTTTATTAAAAATCAGTTCTTCTCCTGCAACATTTATGATTTCCAAAATACTTACATATCCATTAACGATGTGTAACAAAAAATCAATAGGGTACCCTTTCTTGAAATAGTATTGCATCGAAACTGGAACTCGTTTTGGAAACGGATATTTTGGTAAGCTATGATCAATTTCAAAATGAATAAACATATAGTCATAGCAACTCTCTCGAGTAGTAGTTGCAGAACTTAATTGTTTTTTTATAATTTCTTTGAATGGAAAATCAGGAAAAATCACTTCTCCCATGATTTCAGCATCCGTATTTCTCAAATCCACTATCATCGCATTGCTCCTCGTGTATTGTTTTTCAGTGACATACTGTTTTTCACAAAACACATGTATACCCTTCGTAAACTCCGATTTATCTTTTATTTTATTATACTACAATAACAGATTATTTTCAATCAAAATCGTCATCCAAGCCACCCAAAATTGTGCCAGCAACGCTCTGAAATACGCTCTCCCAAGTATAAGGTTTTACCGCACCCCAAGTAGTATCTTTCAACTCACCCCAGTTGATACGCTCATACTTCAGACTAATATCGAGGTGGTAGGGTATCATTGTTTCAACTGTTCTTTTTACGATACCGAGGTACTTATTATTTTCCACCTTTAGAAAGTTGAGAATTACCGTCATATTTTCAAATGTGATTTCAACCTCCACACCCGGCACAGTATTTGCTGTACCTTCCAAAAGTTCCTTTGTTGCCGTTCCTGTTCCAAGCAGACGAGTTCTAATGTAGGCTCGTCTTTTATCAATATCATCAAGTTTTTTGCTTATTGACATTTCATCTTCTTTGAGGTCAAGATACCAAGTTGAATAGTCAAGAAAAATCTGCTTGTAGAGGTCATTTATCTTGTTTTCGGTTTCTGTCAGCTTTGCTGTTAAAACCTTGATTATATCAAGCGTAACCTTATCTTTTCTGTAAATTTTATGTATCAAACTTAGCATTATTTCAACCTCCCATAAGCATATACATTTGATGATACTTTCTTTTTGACAACACCGACACTCTCTGTTTCGGCACTTATCTGCATACCATCACCAACATAGACAGCCACATGATATACACTTCCGTTTGTTGCCCAAAATATAAGGTCACCCGGCTGACGGTCACTTGCACTGATTTTTGTGCAGGAATTATAGTAGCCTTGGGCAGTCATTCTTGAAATTTTAGTTCCGGATTGGTTAAAGCAGTAGTAGACCAAACCGGAGCAATCAAAACTATTCGGACCGCTTGCACCCCATACATAAGATTTGCCGACCTGTGCATTAAGCACCGAGTTTAAGCTGCTGAAATTTGCATTTGTTGAACTGCTTTCAGATGAAACATCTTCTCTTTGAATTATCTCTCCCTCTGTGGCTGTGTAGTTTGAAAACGATTTTATGTATTCAAGATTACAGCTCATTGTATGTGTACTTCCGCTGACTTTATGATTTACGGAACTTATTCTGAAATAATCGTTTATGCAGAGGTAATCATCGATTATGTACATTACCCGTCCGGGACGAACATCATCGTGACCGATAAAATCCATAGAAAGTTCACGCTTTAAATCGTTTTTGTCTTTCAACTCATTGTTTGCAAGACTTTTGATGTTGGCGAGGTCATCGGAATTTACTGAATAGTTTTCAGAAAGCAAGCCGTATTTTCTTATACTCTCATCGTCCTTAACCGTATACTCTACGGCAGGAAGATTACCTGTGGTCTTGGAACTGATAACCGCTGTTACTTGGTTTTTCATTTCTTCGATTGAGTGCGTGTATTTTCCTCTGCCGTGAGCATTTCTGTCGGTTACATCAAAGGCAGCAACATTGTAAGCCGGTTTGAAAATATAGTCGATAGGCTCGGTTGGTAATTGGAATACATAAATTTTATCTGACCTCAATTCGTAATAATACTTCTTTCCGTCATTATCTTGCTGAATTTTAATCAGTTCCTTAATGACCTCATTTAAATTTTTAATATACACACCCGTAACCTTTGCCGGCATATCGCATACTTCACCGATTGGTATATTTACTTTTGCAAACAATTCTTTCAGGCACTCGGAAACACTCTTATTTTTAAACTGAACTATCACATCATTCTTATTCAAGTAGAAACCAAAGTCAAAAGCCTTTACCGTTCGTTTTGGATAACTTCGGCTGACATTCACAACAATGGCTCGAATCATCTCTCCGTCATCGTTGCTTACTTGAATTATATCACCAGCCATAATCAGCAGACGGGTTATGTACTTTTCGTCTATATCGGGAACAGTAAAGTTAAGCGAAACGCCCACCGTGTCGAGGTCTTCACTCTTTTGGGTGTAGAATAACAGCCCCTTTATTGGCTCTGTAACCGGGCATAGTACACAATCCCAGCCAGCACAAAGCATACGCACGGAAGTGCCACACCGTTGCCCCACAGCTTATATTCCGCAGAGTCGGAATGCGGGTCTTTCAGCCACTTGATAATTTGCTTATCCGTTTTCGGTTTCGCCTTGCTGCCGACCGCCTTTCTGTGTGTCTCAAACACCTCTCGCCAGAAAGCAACATCCTTCTCGGCAGGCTCGCTGACAGCAAGGTCACTGCTCCACCAGTCGGGGAATCCCTGCAATCTCGCACATTCCACAGGGGTAAGCCTGCGGACGATATAGTACGGGTCTTCCGAGATGCACGGAGGATCTTTATAATCCGAAGCAACCAGCGTGTTTGCGATATCTTCCTCCGCAGCAGTATGGTATGAGTTCTTGCTCGTGGAGTAAACCGGGTGAGCCACTGCCGCAGGACCTTTCGCCACGATGGTCGGCTCAACTTCCTCCCGTATGCAGATATCAAACTGTGCATTTTGCCCCATGTTATATGTGGCACGGTCAATGCCGTAGGCTTTTTCGCAGACGAAGTTGGATTTCGGATTTCCAAGCTGCTGACTGGAAGGTCCTTTCGGACCGTCATTGGCAGATAATGTCGCAGCCTTTTCGCAAAAAGCTACTGCGTGTCTATCTGCTGTATTCAGTGTAAAGGAAACATTCTCACTAACACCGCTGCCCTGAGGACCGTTCTTTTCAGCACGACCTATCATAGACCCCTGCACTGCCACAACAGCGATGCCGCCCTGATTGCAGGACGGGTTTCCACCGTTTCCGTCAAGAGTACGGGAAGTATCAGCTTTATAGAATCCGCTGTTTGGATTGTCCGACTGCATGGCATTGGATGCCTTGGAGCAGATACCAAAGGCTGTCGGTACAAATACAGTCTGATCGTTATTGCAGCCGAGGGTGGCGGATTTGTTATCCTGCACCAGCGGACCTTTGCCACCGCCCTCACAGCCGGAACGCATCTTCATCGTTTTCGGTGTTTCAAGAACAGCCACACCGCCGTGGTTGGAATCGGGATCATTGCCGCTTGTGTCAATGGTACGGGAGGTTTCTGTCTCATAAACATGACCTCTGGCATTTCTCGTTCCATCCGAAGTAAATCGCACATCGTAGCATGGATTTTCTTCCACAACAAAAGGCTGATTATTGCCGCCGGTGCCGTAAGTAGCCAGAACGGTTTGAGAAACATCAAGCGGTCCCGTGTATCTGCTGTCCTGCGAATGATTCTCGAAGACGAGCGGCGGATGTCCGTCCATACTTGCACGGAGCGTTGCCGTCACATCCTCGGTAATATCCATTCTCTGACCACCCTGGTCATTTAGGCACAGCCTGCTTGCCTGCGGAGTGCTTTCTCCAGCATAACAGGCAGTGTTTTGCCACGAGCGGAAGCCCTGCGGAGTATACCCAGACACGCCTTCTGACTCAAATAGTATTTTTCCGGCACTCCCGCCATCAAAATCTGCGACAAGGTAGATTCGTTTTCTGCGCTGGGGAACTCCCCAGTATTGCGCATCAAATACCCGCCATGCGACTGAGTAATCGTCTGCCAGGATTTCTCCTGCGTTTGGCCATTTCGCATATCGAGGAATATCTGTTTCACCGCCTTTGACGGAACAGACCGCTTCGAGGACGGCTTTGAAGTCTTCACCTTTGTTGGATGAGAAGGCTCCTGGGACGTTTTCCCACACGATAAATCTTGGATATTTTCCATTGGTTGCACACCTCATTTCTTTTACGATACGGACAGCTTCATAGAACAGGTTGGAGCGTGAGCCATCTAAGCCTGCACGCTTGCCTGCAATGCTCATGTCCTGGCAAGGACTGCCAAAGGTGATAATGTCCACGGGAGGAAGCTCTGCCCCATTCAGGGCAGATACATCTCCATAATGTTTCATGAACGGCATCCTCTTTTTTGTCACAAGAACAGGAAACGGCTCAATTTCCGAATTCCACACAGGGGTAATGCCGGAAATCAAGCCGCCTAAAGGAAATCCGCCGCTGCCGTCAAACAGACTTCCCAATGTTAAATTATTCATGTTCCACCTCCATAGCTTCTGCCGCTTCTTCGTAGGTGAATTTCTTACCGTCACGAATGACATAAATACCGTCTGTCTTTTCATCATGACCACTGATATATCGTGCTACCGCTACATCCACATATTTGGGTTCCAATTCAATGCCGTAGCAGATACGGTCAATTTGGTCACAGGCAATAAGGGTAGATGCAGAACCGAGGAATGCATCCAACACAATGCCGTTGGTCTGCGTACACTGCTTCACCAGATAGGCGATCAGCGGAACAGGCTTGCTGGATGGGTGACCGAAACCGTCTGCCTTTGAATTCCTGATACCATCGAATTCAAATACAGCCTTCTGTTTCTGATCTCCGTACCAGATGTGTTTTCCGTCTTTTCGCCAACCCCAGATGATCGGTTCCATGTTGAATTTCCAGTCGGTACGCATAAGCGGCGCTCTTGGTTTCTTCCAGATAAGACCCGCACCGACCTTAAATCCGGCATCCTCATAGGCATCGTAAAACAGCCTTGCCTTCATCGTGGCGTAAAACACATAAATAGAGGCATCCTTCGCCATAGCTTCGTGCAGGCACTGAAATGCTTTCAGGAGGAAGTCATAGGCATCCTTGTCGTTGAGATTGTCATTGGCGATCGTGCCGGACGCATTATTCAGAGCAACCATGTACGGAGGGTCGGTGCATACAAGATTAACCTTAGAATCACCAATCAATGCTGTGTAGGTTTCCTGAGAGGTAGAATCTCCGCAGATAACACGGTGCTTGCCGAGATACCAGATGTCTCCGGTCTTGGAGATACACGGCTTTGCCAGTTCTTCCTCCACATCGAAATCATCCTCTTTGGCTTCTTTCTCCTCGGCGAACAGGTCAGCAAGCTCACTCTCGTCAAATCCCGTAAGGAATATATCAAAGTCCGCTCCCTGCAACGCTTCAATCTCGACACGCAGAAGTTCCTCGTCCCATCCGGCATCCATCGCCATACGGTTGTCGGCAATGACATAGGCTTTTTTCTGTGCTTCCGTCAGATGGTCAACAAATACACACGGCACTTCGATGATGCCCTCTTCTTTCGCCGCAAGCAAGCGACCGTGACCGGCGATAACGCCAAAGTCACGGTCGATAATAACGGGATTGATAAATCCGAATTCACGCAGGGAAGAACGGAGCTTCGTAATCTGCTCCGGTGAATGAGTCCGGGCATTGTTCACATACGGTATCAGCTTGGCAATAGGGACAAGCTGCATATCACTTGTTGTTTTCATCACACCAGCCCCCATTCCGCAAATTTCTCAAAGCCGCCAACGGAGCGGATATACTCACGGGCAATGTCAACAATCTCGGCATAGGGTCTGCCGTCAATGGTATCGTCACCAATGGCACAGCACAGTTCCACGGGTCTTCCGGTTTCCTGTGCTTTCAGGAAAGCGTAGATATTGACAGACACATCTGCTTTGGAGAGGTCTTTGCCGTGCAGACCGCCGCCCGTCACGCTGTCGGCCATATCCGAGCCAAGTTTGCGGTTGGTGGCTCCCGTGTCCACATTTGTGCCGCCTGTCCATTCTCCGAGAGGATTGATTTCCGCATTTCTGTAGAGTTTCTTCAAATGCGTACTTTTCGCATTGCTCTGGCAGATAATAAGCCTGTCACCATCAAGAATGTATTTTCCGTCATAAGGGTACTTTTCATAGATGGCATGGGCAATGCCGGACAGTTCTTTCTGTTCATCGGTCAGCGGCATTCCTTTGAAGATGCCATTATCACCGCAATGAATGCCGCTTTTCTGATTACCTGCAAGAATCTCGTCCTGCGGATGGATATCAGAAATAACTGCCATTGACCCCGCAATACGGGTAACAATGCGCTTGATCTGCTCTGCAAAAATATCTGCATCGGTTTCCACAATCACATAGCACACACCGTGACCGATAAGAACCTCCACAGCGACCTTCGGATCTTTCTCAACCTTGTAAGCAAGGTCAACAATTGCGCCTGCAATTCTGTCTGCCACCTTATCCGGGTGGCTCGGATTAACTTTTTCAAACATAGCTACATTCCTTTCCGAGAGCGGAGCAGTCTCTCCATCACATCATCCTGCGGAGTTGCTCCCGTAAATTCCGCAGTGCAGTTTTCCTTCACAATTTGGAATATCTGATACCAAAGGTTGTTGACCTGCTTCATGTAGTTCTGACTCATCGACACATAGGGAGAAGCGATAGCCTGTCCTGTGGTAGGATGCTTTGCCAGAAATCCGAACTCGGATATAGCGTGTTCACACTGTATCCAGCGGGAAACGCTCATCGCATAATTTCTGATAAGCTGTGTGCTGACGAGCTTTTCACAGCCACGCTCTTTTATCCAGAGCCATGTCTCTTCGAAGATTTCTGCGGCATCGAAATCATCACCATTTTTCTGCCGCTCCTGCATATAGCTTTTGACCTCCGGCATATCCGAACCGGAAAGGTCTGAATCTGTGGGCAATTCCATGACCGTCAGTTTTCTGCCGCCCGGATTGCCGCTTTCTATTTTTT